TATTTTTTCTTTATTTAGTTCTAAATTTACATTAATTGTAAATACAGATATATTAAGAAAAATATTTGGTTTGTTTACAATTTTTGCAGGTTTTTATATATTTTTAAGTAAACATTGATTAGATTTTTAACATTGATTAAAGTTAAAATATTTTAATAAATATGCAAAATTTATTGTCACCATTATAGAAATAACAACAATATTAAATGAATTTAAATAATAATTAGTATAATATTTTTTTTCAATATCTTTTATGGGACTTCTTTCAGGTCTATTAGTCATAATAATAGTTTTATTATAATAAAAATATAAAAATATTATTATTTTTTAACATTAATTATGTTTTTTTGTATTATTAAAAATTAAAAAAAAATTACCAAAATTTTGTATTTCAAATAATCCAGAAACATAAATGTTATTGTAAAAATTATTATTAAAATAAAAAATTAACATTGATAAAAATATTGAAAAATGACTTATAGCAATAGCATTTTTTTCACCATATAAAACTGGTAATGTATTAATATTTTCTTTTTCATCTTCTTCTTTATCTTTTATATCTATTAAATTACTTGAACCAAACATACTTAATAATGCTGGTATATAAATAGTAGGATCATTTAAAACTTCATAATTTCCATCATGTAATACACTAGGTAAAAAAAATGTTCCACAAGTCCAAAATAATCCAATATACAATGCTTTAAATTGTCCATAATTTTTTTTTAAATTTCTATATCCTAATGTAGACGTTAATAATATTATAAAAGGATAATTTTCAACATTATTTATTAATAAACTTAAAATATATAAATAACTACTTAATAATACTAATATATTAAAATTAATATTTTTTAATAAATATTCATAATAATTTATTTTTTCTATACTATAAATAGTATTATTGGGATACTTATATTTATAAGTATCATAATCTAATGCATCCAAAAAACGATCTAAACCATATGTAAAAGTACCTATTGCAAATTGCAGTAATATATAATCATTATTTATTATATTTTCCCCATAATGACTAGTAGTATAAATATATTGTAATAAATTTAATGGAATACCTAAATTACTACCAATAATAGGATTATATATTGTTAAATTATTATTATTTAGCATCACAATATTACTTTTTAAAAAAATTGGTTTATTAATAATTTTAAAATTATTAATAAATGTCATTTATTATTAAATGTTTATTAAAATTTTAATATTATAATTCAAAATTTAATTTATAATATTTATAATATTTATAATATTTATAAATGAATGTTAGTGATTTATTAGAAAAAACAACTAACAAAAATAGCAACACTGATTTAGAATTTGAATCTTATAAAGATTTAATTATGTATTATCAAACTTCTATACGTAATGTAGCCCTTACAACAGCAGTTTCATTTGCTGCATTAGGATATTCTAGATTTTATAGAGAAAAAAGTAAAATGTATACATCAGGAATGGTTTTTGTTTCTTTATTAATAATACTTGCATCATTTATATTAAATTATCATTTATATAATAGTATTCAAAAATATAAAGATTTAACTAAAACTAAACAAATAAGTAATTGGGAAATAGTCAATATTTTATTCTTTGTAAGTCATGCTGTTGCAATATTTTTTGCTTTTTATACTTTATATAGAGTTACTACTGGAAATACTTTTTAAAAATTAAAAATCTATAAATCATATAAATTAGCCCATAATCCACCTACAAAATCTATTTTATTTTCAAAATAAAATACACTATTAATATCAGTAAATTCTATATTTAAAAATTTAAAATATACATTATAATCAGTAACTTCTATTATGTTATTATGTATTAGTGTTGAATCATAAAATAATTTATCATAATAACCGTTAGGATAATATATTCTATCAGTATATTTAATTAAATTAGTACTTAATTTATTTAAATTTATAGTATTTAAAATCCAATTATAATTAAAATCTAAATTAAATTGATTATTTTTTACATTACCATTTAAATATTCATAATCTTTATTAAATTTTACTTTTCCTGCTTTTTTAAATATATTTTCTGGATCTAAAGATAATATATTTGACTCATAATCCATTATTAGTGTACCTTTATTATTTAAAGAATCTTTAACATATATATTTAATTCACATCGCGTAACAGGATCATTACTAATAAAATCAAATAATGGACTAGTACAATTATATATATTTATACTCAAATAATAATCTTTGCTTTCTTCATTCAATATTGAAGAAGGTGCCAAATTCATTCCATTATCTTTTTCAATTAAAAACTCATTAATAGCATTTAATTGTTGAGAATCCAATTTATAGTTAATATATGTTGAAAATTCATTTACACTAAAAGGAGCATTTAAAATATTTTTATTTATTGGATTATTCATTAAACTAGGCATCCCCGTTAAAAGAGCATTATATACAAATTTTAAAAATTGATTACTATTTACACCAAAAAACATTTTTGCTCTTTATATAAAACATATTAATTATTTTAAATATTTATTTAAAATAATTTTAACTGTTGAAGAAAAAAAATTAGATTTAATAATATTAAAATGTTTTTAAATTTTATAAAATGTATTACATTTAAAATATAAAATATTTTTTTAAATTTTTGTTTAATTTTTTGTTTTAAAAAATATTTATTTATTTTAACAGCTATAAAAGAATTTCTAAATTCATAACAAATACCTAAGTTTATTATTTGTTTTTCCATATTAGAAATTTCAATATTTAATCTTGCAATATGTTGTTCCAATATTTCAATATTACAATTTTTAGTATCTAATAGTTGTAATATATTATATAAACCACCACCAGATTTATCAACCATTTCTTGGTGTGCTCTATTTGCATTATATTTTTCAAAATCTTTTTTATGTTGTTCTATTTTTTTTTTATTTTTATTAATAAACATATATTTATATTATATAATTTAAATTATATAATATAACAAAATTATAATAATTTTTCAATTTCTTTTTTTAAATCATCTAATTTTGGTTTTGGTAATGAATCATAATCAATAGTTATTGGAAAATAAGGATTATAATAATTATACATATTTGGTTGTTCAGGAACAACATTCATTGGATATGGCCAATGACTAGTAGTACGTAATTTTTCAAAATATTTTCTTCTTTGACTTCTTTGTTTTACATCATTTTTTTCATCATTTTTTGGTAAATAACATAAATATTGTATTAAACGTTCTTCACTACATGAAGAATCACCACAAGTATTTTGATGAAAAGTACGTGAATCCCAAATTACAAGATCACCTTCTTTAACATTTAAATAAATTTTATCTTCTACCAATTCATTTACATAATTTTTATCTAATATATTCCAATCTCTTGGTTCATCTATTTCCATAGTATTAAAATAATCTTCATGTAATAAATGACTACCTTTATATAATAATAAAGTACGTTCGCTATTATTTGTTAAACTTAAAAATGATTGATAACAATGAAGTCCTTTTTTTCTAGAAGATTGATCAGTATGAGTCCAATAATGAGGCTTACCAATATATTCTGGAGAATAATAACAACAACCATCAAAGCTGCATACAAGATGATCGGTATTCCATAATTGTTTAAAAACATTTAATATTTTTGGATTTGTTCTTGCTAACCATGCAAATCTTTGATGACCTACTTGATGATGCTTATAAATTCCATTAAAATCTATTAAATTGTGAAGTTCTGTTAGTTCAGGTACATTAGTATGCCATAAATTAAATTCTTTAATATATTCATTTATTTCATCATTATTATATACATTATGTATTATAGTATAACCATCTTCTTTTAATTGTTGTATATTATATGAAATATCCATTGTTAATATATTTATATTAATAATATTTATATTAATATAAAAATAATATATTAATTAAGATTAATAATGAAAAATTTATTTTTTTTATTATCATGTGTTAGCTGCTTTATAATAAATAGTCCTGTTAATATTTATAAAACAATTATTAATGATCAAGTTATTAAAACATATGAACCAATGATTTTAAATAAAGAAAATATAAATGCATTAATATTTTATACTGGTGCTAATTCATTAATACCTGCTGACATATATAGTAATTTTATAAGATGTTTAAATAATTATAATTTTTCAGTAAGTGTTGTTACAAATGATAATAGTGCAACAAAAGAATTTTTAAATAATATTAAAGATTCTTATAAAGAAGTAATTCCATTGAGTCATTCATCTGGATATGTAAATATAATAAATAGTGTAAATAAAGTAAAAAATATTAATAAGGGAATATTTTTAGATCCTGTTGATAATAGTTTTTTAGTAAATAATAATTTTCCTTTTTTAAATAATAATCAATATAATTTAAATTATATTGAAAATATATTAATATTAAGAGCTGAAAAATCATATAAAGGATCAATTTTTCCAAAACTAGAAATACCATTTATTCCAGCATTTGCATTAAATAGTGAAAAATTAGAAAAGTCAAATCCTGATTTAATTATTACTAAAATTAGTGCAGAAAATTATGGACATAGTGATGTATTAGATTCATTATGGGCAGATTTAATGCATGGTTCTTCAATAAGTAAAGGTAATGAAAATAGAGATCAATCTAATTTAGATAGTTATGTAGATTGGTTAGCACAACAAATATATGAATTTGTAAATAAAGAAATTATTATTGCAAATAATAATTCAGAAATATTGACTTTAACTACCACATCAGATTATGAAGAATAATTAATTACTATTATTATACCAGCTAATGATAATAACATTCCAAATAATGTAAATTTATTTAATTTTTGTTTAAATATTAAATAACTTGTTATAATCGTAATAATAATATTTAAATTTATAATACTATGAGCATATGCCATATTTGGTGTTATTTTTAATAAATATATAACTAATGTTGTTGTTATTAATAATGTAAATCCAGTAAATGTTATTAATCCAATTATTTTAAGATCATAATTTATATTTATTTTTGATTTATTAGTAAATATAAAAAATAATAAACCAATTAATCCAGCACATAAATAAAATAAACTTACTAATAATAAACTATTTTCTTTTAATAAACTAATATAATTAAATAAATTAACTTTTAAGGCGGTTAGAAAACATGCAATAATACTTAGAGTAATCCATAAATTTTGCATTATTATATAATATAAACTATTTTTTATTACTATAATATGCAATAATAGAAATTCCAATTAAACTTATTATTAATCCTATTAAACATCTAAAATCTAAATTTTGTTTAAATAAATAATACGCAGCTAAAACTGTTATTATTACATTTAAATTAATAATAATATGACTATATCCAATATTTGGACTGATTTTAAATGCATATTGTATAACTATATTATTTAAAATTAGTAAAATAGCAAATAATATTACAAAAAATATTAAGCTAATGTCACAATTGTTAATTAATTTATTTTTTTCATATGAATTAAAAACCAAATAACAAAAAGAAAAAATACCCATAAAAATAAATGTTAAAGCTAAAAATAAATTGTTATCGTATTTACTATTATCTATAACTTTTAGTCCAATAGTACCAAATGCTGTTATTAATGTTGCCAAAAATGCTAATGCTATCCAATTATAATTCATATTATATATTTTATATATTTTATAATATGAATTAATATAAATTATTTTTCATTACTATAATATATTACAATACTTAAACCAATAAATGATAATAAAATACCTAAAAATGTTTTAATATTTAATGATTCTTTAAATAAAAAATAAGAAAATAATAATATTAATATAATACTTGAATTAATAATTAAATTACAATAACTTATATTTGAACTTTTTGAAAAAGCTTTTGAAATTGCAATATTAACAGATAAAATAATAAAGGCTAAAAGTATTGATAAAGTAATAATAATATTAGAATTTTTATCGTTTAAGATAATTTTAATAGTTTCAACATTCAAAAATAAATAAACTAATGCTATAAGTCCAATAAAAAAGAATGTAATTGCTAATGAAATATGTGTATTTTTAACATTATATATTAAAATAAATTTATGTACTAAAGAATGTAATGCAATAAAAATCATTGCAATTAAAGAATAAAAAATCCAATTATAATTCATTATATATTTCTTTTATATTTTATTATAAAATTGATAAATTATATTATAAAATATAAAAAAAATAATGATATTTTTGCTACATAATACTGATTATATTAATAATATTTTAATACCTCCACCAATTGTAAGACAAAATGGTTGTAGTAAATTAAATTTACTCATTTGAATGATAAACAACAATACCAACGCCAAATAACGCAATAATTATACCAATAAATGTTTTAGTATTTATTTTTTGTTTAAATAATAAATAACTAGCTAACAAACTTAAAACTACATTAAGATTAACAATTAAATGACAATAACTAATATTTGGAGCATTAATTAGAGAATTAGATATGCAAAAATTATAGCACAATATAATAAAAGCTAATATTATAGATAATAAAATAATAGTATTTGAATTTTTATTTGTTATAACTTCATTTACTTGTTTATAATTATAAATTAAGTATAATAATGAAAATAATCCAGTAAAAATAAATATAAATGCTACAGATATATTATTAAAATTATTATTATATATTGTTAAATACTTATGTGTAATTGTATGCAATGAAGAAACTAACATTGCTAAAAAAGCAAATAAAGCCCAGTAATAATTCATTTAATATATTATTATAATTAATTATAATAATAATACAATTAATTATAATAAAAATACAATTAATTATAATAAAAATATTCTATTTATCGTAATAATATGCAATAATAAAAATACCAATTTAACATTTAAGATTTATTTTTTCTTTAAAAATAAAATAACTTACTAATAATTCTTGTAAATCCAATATTTGGTTAATATTTTATAGCATTAATCAAAAATATATACTCAAGAATTATAAATATAGCATATACTATTAAAATAAATAATGTAAACTTTGAACAATTATTAAAATTTTTAAATAATATATTTTTTTTATATACTAAAAATATTAAAGAAAATAATCCCACAATAATAAAAACAACAGCTAAAACAAATTCATTATCAAAATTAGTATTATTTACTAATTTTAAAAATATTGTTCCACTTGCTCTTGCTAAAGCTGCTAATATTGCTAATATAATCCAAATCACAATATATATATATAATTATATATTTACTCATTTGAATGATAAACAAGAATACCAAATAATGCAATAATTATACCAATAAATGTTTTAGTATTTATTTTTTGTTTAAATAACAAATAACCAGCTAACAAACTTAAAACTACATTAAGATGCTGACAAACAGATAAATATGCCCATTATAAATCAATTTGTATATATAAATATTTTAAAAATGAGATAAAATAATTTCTATTATTTCATTTGGTAATTTATAAAAATCAAATAATTCAAATAATCCATAATAAGTATTTAATAAGTTTAAATAATTATAAGGCTGATTATAATTTACAATAAATTGTGCTTCCAAATATTCTAATAATATATCATCTATTTTAAAAGATGGAGTCCAATTATGACAGCAAGTAATACTTGAACAACAAAAACAAGCTGTATCAGATAATTTTAAAAAATGAGATTTATAACCATATTGTATTTTATAAAAGAAATCTAATATTTTAGTATCATATATTTTAGTATTTTTTGAATTAATTAATGATAAATATTTATAATAACCAATTTTACTAGTATTATTAAATGTTTTAAATTTAGTTATAACATAAGGCTTGAAAGGATAAGAATCTGGTATATGACATTCTAATAATGTTATATTATTATTTTTATTTGTTATTTTAAGATTATAATATTCATTATTAGTATCATCATTATTTATAATATAAACTTGAATATCTAGTGATCTAAAATATTTTTGTATATTTTCAGAATATTTTGAAAAATATTTTTCACTATAAAAATCATGTAACTCTTTATTTACACGTTTTAAAGAAATGTATCCCATTAAAAGTATATTTTAAATATTATTTATATATTATAAAAAAATAATTAGTTAAACAATTTTATTTATTATATAATTTCTTTATTTTTTTTCTTTAAATTCGATAATTACTTTATAATTTTTAATACTAGTTACACAACAATTAGAAATAGAAATATAACAATTGTTTTTTTCTTTAATAGTATTCATAAAGTTTTGAATACCTTTACGCGATGGACAACTTTTATTAAACTTATAAAATATATTCATAAATACAACATTCCAAAAACACAATGGATAATTATTATATTTTTCAATATCAAAACTGACTCCATCTTCATAATATAATATATTATCCATAAATGGTTTAATAATTTGTTCTTGAATCAAATTATTCCATTCAAATGATTGTTTACTAAGACCAATTAAATTTTCTTTAACATTTGGAGTAAATGCATCTTCAATTTTAGGATAAATTTCATTTCTATATTTTCCTCGTACTGACCAACCAGGTGTAGTGTCTTTAAAATATGGAACTTGATAAAGTTCTGCAAATTCATAAACAGATTTTTTGTAAAAATCAATCATTGGTCTTCCAATATTTACATTTTCAACTATAGACTCTTTTTTAATTACTGCAAGATCTAAAATATATCTACCACGACAAACATTTGCAAAAATATTTTCTACAATATCATCTTTATGATGACCTAATAAAATCATATTAATATTTTCTATATTCATTATTTTTTTATAAAAATCAAAACGTATTTTTTTTGTAATAGATTCATAATCAGAACGTTTACTATTACATCTTTTAAGATCTTCAATAACCTTAGTATATAATTTAATTTTATTGTAATTGCACCAATAAGTAAGAAATTCTTGTTCTAACAATGTTTCATCACGATTATTATAATTAATATGAACACCAATTACTTGATACCCTAAATAGTGAATAATACTTATTAATACCATAGAATCGACTCCCCCAGAAAGTGAAACAAGAAATTTCTTATTTTCATTATTTATGCAAAATTCTTTTACAATTTTAAATAGATCATTTTTTTCATTATAATCGTATTCATGTATATGTCTATTATCTTGAGGAATTAATTCTAAAATATTTTTATATTTATTAAATTGAAAATTATTATATAAAACAGCATCAATAAAATATTTTAACATTATTATGATTTATTAATTTTAACATTTATTTTTAATAAATTTTAAAATCAATTTTAAAATGTAATAAAAAAAATCTAATATAAAAAATATTTTATAATTTTATACTTTCAACAATAGTAGATGCTGAGATTTTATTATTTGTTATTTTAGTTTTTAAATCATCATAATCCAAATTAGGAAATGCATTTAATAATGTAGTTTTTGCTTTTTCTAAATCAGTAGTTGTTAAATAAAACTGACTGCGTTTATCATAATGTTTTATTATATGTAATATATGTAAATAAATTGTGTTTTTATTAATAGTAGAATGTATTTCATTTTCTGATTTTAAATTATTATAAATAGTTTTAAGATTATCAATAATTTCATCAGAATTCTCTCCAAAAACTCCTATAGTTTCTTTTAAAACACTTAAATCTTCACTTAAATTTTTTTGTATAGTTTCTAAACTATCAATATTTTCTTCTAATTCATCAATATTTTCTTGTAATTCTTCATTATTTTCTTTTAATTCAATATTTTCTTCTTTTAAAACATTTACAGAATTTTGGAGAGCAGCTCTTAATCGCATTCTTCTTAAACTAAATAATGATACACTAGAAAAAATTCCACTTAATATATAACCTATTCCAGTAATATTATCAATTACAAACCATGCAATAAAACCAAAACCAATTCCTCCAATTGAAAAAGTAATTAAAATAATATCAGTTAATTTATTACATGCATTTGTAGCAAAAATTTTTCCAGTTGCTAAATTATATATGGTAAATTGTGAAGTTATTGAATTATTACTTTGACTATTATTATTATTTTCATTATTATTATTCTCATTATTATTTTCATTATTTTGATTATTATTTTCTTCTGACATTAGTATTTTATATATAATATAAAAATTAAAAAACAATTAAACAAAATATAAAAAATACATAAAATAATATTATATATTTAATATAATAATGTTTAAAAAATATTATGAAAAATTAGGATTACAAGATAATGCATCAGATGATGAAGTTAAAAAGGCATATAAAAAAATGGCAATAAAATATCATCCTGATAAACAAACAAATAAATCAGAAGAAGAAAAAGTAGATGCTGAAAAAAAATTTAAAATAATAGCAGAAGCATATGAAATTTTAACTAATAAAGATAAATATAGACAAAATAATTTTAATAATATACATAGTGCAAGAGGATTTGTAGATCCACATCAAATTTTTAATCAAATTTTTAGAGATATGAATATTGGAAATATTGGAAATATTGGAAATATTGGAAATATTGGAAATAGACATTCAAATATTTCAATAGTTATGCCTGGAAATATTCAAAGTAATTGTGTAATAAGATCATCATCTATATCAATTCAAAATGGAAAAAGGGTTGAAACTATACAAGAAACAATAAATGGAGTTACTAAACAAAGAGTAGTTATTAGTGATTTAAATAATGTTCCAAATATTAATAATTAAATACTATATATTTAAAATTAAAGTTTTTTATTAAAATATGTTAATAATATATGGTACATTTTAACATAAGAAACTTATTATTATTATTATTTACATTACAAATTAATTCCTTTAGTATTAGTAATTGTAATAATATAAAAATTGTAAATAATAATAAACAAAAAAACATAGTTATGAAATATGATATGTGTCCAAGTTATTTAGAAAAATTTACAAAATTTTTAGATGATAGTCAAGGAGAACTTATTGTTAAACAAATTTCAGGAGTTTTTCCAAAAATGGATGTTATATCACATTTTGTATTACATACAAATGATGTATTAATTAATTATATATTAAATAATAATTATCTAGATTTAGAAAATAAAAAAAAATTCGCATTATTTTTAATAAAGATGACACAAATAGGAGACTCAACTGGGTCTCATATATTACAAATATATCATGATTTAGTTAATTGTTTATTATAAATTTTATTACACCTTTGAACATTTAAAATGCCTAATATCTTCTAATAATTTTGTATAGTTATTGTAATTATAATTATTAAAATTTTTACAACAATTTATCCAAGAAGTATCGTGTCCTATATTATTACAATTTTTACAAAAATAATTTTCTAATGCATCTACTTTTAATTTTTTTTCATAATTTCCGTGTTTATATTTATAAGTAAAAGAGGGCCATGGATTAGCTGTATTGACACAAATATTTTTATATAAATTTATATAAAATTGTTCTCGTTTAAAAATATCTGATTTATCTTCATAATCAAATTCTTCAAGTAATTCAATATTGAATTCGTGGTACATTAATATTTTATAACTACTAATGTTGACAGGTTCATTTTTAAATTTATTTGGTATGAATTCAAAATTATGTGAGTAATCATAAAACCAATTATAATAATCAATTCTGTGTTTATAATCTCTTATATGGCCATTTAATCTTGTTTCTAATTTTTTTCTAGTAGAACCAATATAAACAAATGGTGTGTTTTCTGATATAATTTTATATATTTTACACTTCATTTTATAAATTATAAATTATAAATTATAAATTATAAATTATAAATTATAAATTATAATAAAATAATTTTTATATCATAATTTAGTTAATTGTTTATTATAAATTTTTATTAAAATAAATCATTGTAAAGTTGCATTGCTTCATTAATAACTTTTTTATCATTTGTTAGACAACTTGCTTTTTCAATAAAATCTTTATTAATTTGTTCACACATATTAGTATGCCAATGATTAGAATGTTCTAAACTAGTACCACGTGGAATATAAGGAGTATAGTATTATCTTGAATTTTTTTAATTACTTTTAAAAATGCTCCATCATAATTATCTCTATTATATAAAGAATAATTTACATTATCTTCATTATAAATATCAACTTTAATTGGCCTGCCACATACATAATCTGGATA